AAAAAAAACGAATTTTACGCGGCTTGAGTTCCCGTCGAAAATATCTAAAGAACAGTTGTATGTCCGCATACTTCAAACCTCCCGGATCATCCTGATACGTCAACGTTAAAAAACAATTTTGTTCGTGCATCTCTGCTTCGCACATTATGCGAACAGCCCAACACAAAGAACGCATCTTCCGACAGAACAGACATTGCCCACACGGGACTCTCACTACAGCATTTGACAAAGCGCCAACGGGCGAGAAGGTCACCTTCCCGCCCTTTGAACGCCATCCGAGAATCGGATGCGCACACGGCATTACAGCCGAATCCCGCCGCGATCCGCGGCAAAATTCAGCGGGTGCGGCTTCATGAAACCAGTGTTTCGAGTGAAGCCTAAACGCCGCTCACCACCACGATGTCTGCGCATAATCAATCCTCATTTCCGTCGATGCCTTCATCCATAGCGGCACCTCCTAAGGGTAATACTACCCCTAGCACCCCACGTGGCACAAGACAAGCTTGTACCACTCAGACCAGTATTAACAAGTGAGCACCTGGTCTGACCTGGCGCGCTTCGCTTGCCCTACGAACGCGGCCCAAGGCGGCCGCCGTTCGTGCAATATAAGCCTCAAACAGAGGCACAAATTACTAAAGTAATGAATACATACATAAATTTAAAAATAATCCAAATAAACAACAATAGAATGTAAAAACGTACAAATAACAATAAATACAAACATACATACATACATAAAAAAAGGCCGGGTGGTTAACCACCCGGCCAATACATCAATAAGGCTTAGTCCCTCCGGGTGTCGCCTTGTCGATCGCTTCCAGCAGATCCTTCCCGCTTCGCGGGTCTGTCCTGGCGGACAGTATCCCGATGCTCGTCAACAGACTCGCCAGCGCTTCGCTCTTCTCGGCCGGAAGGCCCCACAGGGGCATCCCCAACAGGCCGAGTACTGACAGCCCTTGCAGGGCTTTTCGCGGTGTCAGCTTTTTTAGAAGCTTGAGCACGCTCTTCCACCTCCATTTGTTTTTTCAAAGCAAATGATTTCTCTACCATCTCACGACAATCTCCCACCTCCGATAAATCAGCATACATCGGAGGTTTCGTTACCGGAGGCAACATACCGGTACGCATGAACCTTTTCACAATCAGGTTCACATCAGTCTCAGCCTTCGGCATTTTCTTAACGCACGTCCCTTTCCAGGGTACGGGCTTGTTCGAAATGAAACTCATTTACTCACCTCCAAACTTGATGATGTTGAAGAACGAAGTAAACACATCGGCCGCAACCTTCATACTCCCATAAACCTGTTCCGACCAGGTCGAATCCTTTCCGTAGGAGTATCGAATCGCCTCAGATATGGCTCTCTTCTTGGCCATGTCATAAGACATTCCCTGGGCTTGTAACTTACGTAACTTAGTATCCGCCCGGATCATATCCATCTCGACCCGTTGTTTATCAACGGTCGAAAGATTTAAACCCGAACGAGTAATAGCTTCGGAAGCACTTGCCCTAAGATGCGACGAGCTCGCGCGTAAATTCTCGCGCTTCTCCTCGATCAACTGTCCTTCCTGCATTTGACCTGTAAACTCTCCAAGGTGCTGTGCAGGATTCTGATACTGCATAGACGCACCGCCTGGCGAAGAAGCAGGACCTTGTTGGAAAGCCAACATAGGATTAATCCCTGCCGCCTTCATGTCAGCAACTCCACGTTGCCAAGCAGTACTTGACATTCTCTCTTGGAAATCCATTTGAGACTGTACAGACTTGGCGGAGGCGCGATTTGCCAACGCGCCCCCCACCAAACTTCCAAGAGCACCAATCGCTGGAATAATTGGAAATGCCATGACACTCTCCTAGAAGTGATCCACCAGGCCGGGCACACTATAAACCGGTATGGGTCGAGCACACCTATAACGGAAAAACGCATCCAAAATGAAATGCGGTTCCGAAGGTGTAGCAATCACCTGATCCAACGGAGGCGTATCCTGAATCCAATCAGCATCCAACTCAGGCAAAGCCGCCTCACGAATTCCCAGATGCCAAACATCAATTGAAGTACCGCCACCGGCCGCGGCATTAGTCCGCATTAAACCGGTCACCCTTGAAGGCTTGTAACGGTACTCCGCGTACCGCTCCTGGTAACCCCAAGTATCCTCATCAACAGCAGGATTGTTCGACCAGTAAATTTCCTGGTTCAAAACTTCCTGCTCACCAAGATGCGACAACGCCGGCCAATAGTGGTCATACCGTGTATCGCGGAACCACATACGATCAACACCATACTGATAGGTGAGATCGCACCGGACAGAAACAAGACCAATCACGTACCCATGTTCAGTAGCCGAATACGTGAAACCATGTCCACCACAAACAACAGCCGCACCATACGCGGCCAACTGTCCCAAATTAAACCCGGCCGAACCAGCGGCCGTATTCGCGACGGGTTGGACAATCACTCCCGTCTCACCTGTTCCTATCAGCTCCGGACGCATCTGTCTGCTGTCCGGACTCACAACTCCGAAGTGACTTTTGATCACTTCGGTATAGCGCGTTCCTCCCCGCGCATCTCTTTCCAACATCTTCTGCATTTGAAACGCCAAACGAATGGCGTTAATCGTCGAAGCAGTGGCCAGGGACAAATCAGCGTAGCCGTCCAACGGCTTCGCAATCTTCATGTCAATGTCCCAACCACCATCACCCGACACAGTAGCGGTAATCGCACCCGCGTTATCCTCGTGAAGAACACCACGAGAATCATTATGATCCGAAGCTTTCACCCACCGATTTTCGTAGAAATCAGGAACAGTCCACGACACAGGAGCCGTAGTACCAAGAGGAAGGGTAACCGCCAAACCCTTTTGTGCAAAGGGAAGCGAACCACTAAAATAATCCTTCCTTTTCCCACGCCTCATCAACTCATAGATGGTCATATCGTCAGGACCATCATTGAGGGGAATCGAAATCGAATCTTGAAGGTTTTGGTCCCTGAAAAATTCGTTCCAGCAAAGTGCGTATGCCCTCAAAGGCAAACACGTCAACCTGGTCAATCCCGTCAACGTACCAAGCGGTAAACCAAAATAATCGTAGATGGAACCGCACTGCACAGCGAATCCACCCACACCACCTGTTAACTTCGGCATATGGTAATCAGTCGAAGAGTTGGGATCAGCTTGTTGTCCATTCATCTCGCGCCAATGTTGCCAAATCAAACGCATTGGAACGAAAAAGAAAAACGAATTCAAAAACATGTTGTCCATGACAGGTTTCAACGGTGTCGCCAACCTGGCGAAAGCCTGCATATTGCAGTTGAAAGTGTCACCTGGCAACATTTCATCGAGCAACACCGGGATCAGATATCCCGCGTCGAATGTCGTTTTCAAACCATGCGAACGATCAAAAGTAGACCGTTCAATCTGCGCAGATGGTACCTGCGCAAAATGTTGCGAAGCCGTCATTACTGATGGCTCCGGTTGCATCAACAATCCACCCCTCATGGAACTACCTCCCTGAAAAAAATAGCGGCCCCGTAGGGCCGCTCACTACATGACAAATTACTTCCCACAGTCCGGACACACCGAGTCCATGTGCGGTTTAGTTCTACCGCACTTCATACAACGAGCATCACCGTTCCATGGGATCGGAACCTTTTTAATCGGTTCCAACACCTCCACCGCGGAAACAACCATCTCAGGCCGCGGCAACATATCGAAGGTGCACTTCTCATCATCGAACGTCCCGATGATGAACAACGAGTAATCCTTCGGATGCTTATGAAACTGACTTTTCTCATCGTTCACAGCATCCTGGAACGCACGGAACGCCGTACCCTTTCCAGCCTGGTAAAACGGCTGAAGATAGGCTTTCGCCGCCGAATCATAGACCGTGCAAACTGTCGATTTCATTTCACAATCCTTTACGCTTTGATCCGGTCACGCCTAGACGCGACCGTAAAACCCGCTCCGCTACACCATCAACGACCAGGCGGTAGTATTCCGCCTCGTCAAAACCCTGGCGCCTAGACGCCAGGACTTCATCAGCCATTACTGGATCAATCGTCTTAAGAATCTCAGTAAAGTATTTAGGGGGCCGAACGAGACCCTTGGAGAAATATACAGAATCATCCGGGAAAACATTATTGCAGTTTTGTTCGAACCATACGCGCCCGATACCGGGACGCCGAGACATACGTGCCATTTCAGGAGGCACAGACAAATCCTCGAACACTTCACCCGTATCGGAATCAACGAACTCAGGAATTTTGTACCATTCATTAGCAAGTGCTCCTGTAATCTTTTTCATGGAATACTGACTAACGTATGTCGCAGAAGCAGGTGTCAATTCTCCGATAGCATTGAAACCCTTTTTCCAACAACGCTGGACCAGGTTAGAGGAGACCAAACCCTTACCGACAGGCACTCTGTCCTCTGTTTCGGGAGACCATCCGAATATAATAATGTGCCAATGCGGCCTATGAAGCTTTTCGCCGTATTCTCCACAGCAAAAAAAACGAATTTTACGCGGCTTGAGTTCCCGTCGAAAATATCTAAAGAACAG